AAAAAGAAAAGGGTAGTATTGCTACCACCCTTAACTTATTGGGATTAAGTTTCGTCCGCTTCCCAAATAATGTAGATTTTCTTGTCCTCGTAGTTATCGGCAGTATCGGTTTCCCCAACTGCGTTTTCACCAGCGGCGTCGTAAGCATATCCGCTAATCGTATAACCCGTTTTGGCAATTCCATATAACTCGCCCGTTTCTTCCGAAACCATAGCAGTCAAAGCGGTCAAATAGTTCGTCCCTGCTGCTAATTCAGGTATCACTACATCGGCTTCGCTGCCGTCTATACTACCACCATTTAGGTCAATAGTAAGTTCTTGTGTCCAAGTATCGGTTCAAGCGTCAATCATCTTAACGGCACGGTTGCCATCAAGGATTTTGATACCATAGAGCAAGTCGATGGAGATGGTATTGGTCTTGCTAGATGAAGTGTAGGAATAAACGACACGGACAGCCAAACCGCTATCGCTAACGGCAACAGCACCCTCAGCACCGCCAAGCGGGACTTCCATCGGGGCGGTAGCCAAAGTCAATGCCGACTTATGGAAAGCGACTGAGAACGGAGCACGGATTTCTAACACATCTGCGGTCGTGGCGGCGGCGTGGAGAGCGGGAGAAATGTCGATTTCAGCAATCGCACTCGTTGTGCCAGTTCCATCTTCCGTAAAGGCATAGATGTGGTTGTCATAAATGAACTTGTCGCCGGTTTTGATAGTTGCTTCGGCGGCACTCATCGAAGTTAAGGCGATAGTCGTAGCACCAGCGGTTCCCGTAATCTTGTAAGATGTAGCGGTTCCGGCAGTGACGGCGTCAGTATCGGGTAGTAAAGTCGATGAATAGCAATCGAACCCATAGACACGCCCAATTTCCGCTTCACGCAACGCACCGATGTTTTGCGATTTCTCGAAATGAACGATGGCGTCTAATGCGGCGTATTCGTAGTGATGTAAAGGAGCGAAGAACAAATAGCGTTCCGATTTCGCCACTTTCTTTTTGTCAAGGGCTTTTGCCAAAGCACCGATGTCGCTAATTACGGCGGTCGATGATTTGGTTTCGGACAACGAAGCACCAGCCACGAGAGCGGCAAGGACATTCGCTTCGACTTGCTCGGCAATCGAGTAAGCCGCCGGACGAATAATTTGTTCGTTGAAGTTGTCGATGTTCAATGACATTTCTTTTGAGGTTACATCAACCGTGACATCGGCAATGGTGTCCAACTTGACCGCAACCGAACTCTCGGTAATGTTTTGGGCGGCAGTAGCGGACACAAAGTTTTTGGCGGTAAAAGTCGCAGGGACTTTAACATTGATGGTATCGCCTTTGGCACGAGGGGTATTGAAATCCCGTTCCACGCCACGATAGACAAGACCAGAGGCGGCAAGCCGCTCTTCAAGTGCCATTAACGCTTCTTGGGCGATTAACGACGGAGTAATAAATGTGTTAGCCATAATGATTTAATTTTTTTCCTTTTCTTGGCAATTATTGATTGCCGTATTTTTGTTGTTTTCTCCAAGCGCGATATTTAGCGGGATCGGATTTAGCAAGTTCGGCTTGTTGTTCGGGGGTTAGTTCTGCGATATTGCTGTCAGGGGCTTTGGTTCTCGGCGTAGTGCTCGGCGTTGTTTTTCCGCCAATTAGGGTTTCGTGTTTCTTTTTCAAATCCTTAATCACTTCGTCTAGTTTTTCTTCCTCAACATCAAGTCGCTTGTTGTCAATATAGAGGTCGGCGGGTAATCCCGCTTCGTTCAACTTGGCACGGACATACATATCACGATATTTCGTTTTATAGTTGTCCCTCTCGGCGGCGGTAGTATTAAACTTTTCCTCATACTCGGCTTTGGCTTTTTCTTCGGCGGACATCTTATTCTTCTCGGCTTCTTTTTCCGCTTCTTTTTGTAGTTTCAACCTAATGCCTTTTTCGGTTTCGTTAATCTTGGATTGCCACTCTTTGTCTTTCAAGGCGATTGCTTCGGCTTTGGCGTCGTCAATCATCTTTTGGATTTCGGGGGTAATACCGCCTTGTCCTGCTTGTCCGTTCTCGTCTAAATAAAATTGTTTCGGCATAATGTTTTCCTTTCTCACAGTTATAGTGTGTGCTCACTCATTTGCCATTCCGCATTTTTCATCGTGGTAGATTAGACAAAAGAAATCCCTCTTTCGTCTTATACATTTTAATACATTATTTATATGGTTTCAAACAAAGATATTTTTAGCATATAATGCTAATTATTTAATATCGTTGGCTTTCTTTTGAGCAAAATTGGTTTGATTGTCCTCTTGCTTCATATCTTGGGGTTTCTCGTCTTGCTTTTCTTTATTAGCGTTATTGTTGCCTTGTTCGACTTTCATTTGCTCGTAAATGGGCTTTTGAACTACGCCGTCCATATATGTTTGTAAATCTTCTTTCATAAAGGTAAATTGTTTCATCAATTCGGGATTAAACATATTCATTGAATACAAATTAGCCAATATGGTAGAAGTAGCCAAATCACTACTTGGTAATGGGTGGAAGTAATCTATCGACAAGCGGTTAATATCAAACTTAACCTTTTCGTATAGTTTCGGACTTTCTTGTTCAACATACGATAAAACGCATTTCATAATACGCTTAATGGTAGGCGAGGCAAACTTTTCTCCGTCAAGCGCCTTGTCAATGACGCCCTTTAATTTTAGTTTAAGGGCTGGTTCGGAAGCCGATTGTGCGAAGTCGGCGGAACTAAAATCGGCGGTTCGTGAAATAGACCACATATCTTGTAAGATTTGTTTCTTGGTTTCTTGGGCTTGGGTTTGGTTAATCGTATTGTTTAGGATTGTCGCTTTAACTTCGCCTTGCGTTGCCAAAACGCCCGTTTTTAAGAAAGTATCGATAAATGTTTCTTGCTCTGTTTTAGAACCGACCGCAAGTCCGTTGATATGTAGAATGGATTTAACCGCTTCGTGATTGCCACGCACGATGTCGTTTTGAACGGCGCACAATAGCGTAATAAGCCCTTTTACGGGTTCGATAGATGATTGTTCATCATCATTGTTGCGGAACTCGTTAATCGGGACACGACCAAACGAGTGCGGTATTTTCTCAAAATCATCGGCGGCGGTAATGTTTCCGCCCTTTTTAGAAGTATTAAAGACATAAACAAAGTTAGGTGTATAAATATAAAAACTGTATTTTCCTTTGCCTAAATCGTTGATATAACCGCCAAACAAACTATCGGGGTCAATTGACAAATCATAAGCCACAAAGGTATTTAACGGGTCTAGGGAACTAAATCGTGGAAACTCGTCTTTTTCTTTGTTATGAACTAGCAAATACCCACGACCTACTTTTGACTTGTTTCTTATCGCTTCGGTAAGTTGCTCTTTCCAATTACGATAGGACATCTGGCGATTGTATTCGTTAATGCGGTTCGTTTCGGTTTTGTTATTAGTCGCCACCGATATTTGCGGTGCTTTGCCAACAAAGATAGATGTTTCTTGATCGACGATATATTTGGCGTAATTGATGTTTTGCTTTGAGATTTCCTCAAATACGATATGTCCGCCATCGCTAATTTCCAATGAGTAATACGAGTTTTTGTTAAATGGCTTTTCGCCTTTGTAATAATCAATATCGCCTTTCATTGTCATTTTATTGTTTTCGTGTTGCTTAAAAGCGTCGTTGATAAGCGATAAAAACGAACCGCTTATGCCCTCTTCATTTTCAAATGCCTCGATTTCTTGACTTGTGGCGTTAATTCGTATCATATCGTTTTATCCCCTTTACGCTCTCCATATTCTTCCTAACCAATCGGTATCATTTACTATTTTACCACCTTTTGCCATTCTTTCGTCAATTAGGTATTGTGAAGTGGTATCAACCAAACCATCGTTTGCCCCATTTGGGAACGCCAACATTTGCGATATATACCCGCTTTCGATATTTGGCTTTAACTTTTCGCTAGGTATCCACACATAACCGCCGCTAAACTCTGGCTCCACGCTATCAAGCCGTGCTTCCTTGCTTGAAAACTTTGGCTCGAACCCAACGATAGGCGTATTTACTTGTATCATTTTCTTTAAGTAATCAATCGTGGCCGTTCCCGTAGCCCGTCTTTCGACCAAAACTTTATTGATAGGATACATTTCGCAATATTTGGATATAATCGCCACTTGGCTACTAAACGACCACTTGCCCTCAGCAAAATCGATTAGATAATGGTTTTCCGCCAACTTGCCCCAAAGCGTAAAGGCGGTCTTATCGCTTTTCATACCGCCGTCATTGGACAAGTCGCACGATAGCACGATTTTATCAAAGCCCTTTGGCAACACATCGTAAATACGAAACATATCACGCTTAATCACATCGCCATCTTCTTGGGTTGGGCGTTGTTGGTATTGTGCCAACCACCGACGGCCTGAAATAGTCGCTTGTATGTATTTAGCCCTATCAACGCCAAGACCACGCTCTTTCGGGGCAAAG